CGAGAAAGTGAAGATCGAGCAAGCGATCGCGCTTCTCCAGGAGTTAAACAGGTGACGGATTACGCCGCGATGCCGGACACACTTCCGATCCGTCCGACCGGATGGACGATGCGAATGACGATGCACATAAACTTCGGCGGCGGAAAAGGTGCGGCATCAAGCAACGTCTTCGATCCTTCCGGCCGCCAGATGCCATTCACTCACGGATACAATACAAACGAAAAGTGGCGCGGCTTCCTGTTGCCTGGAGTCGAACCCGTGCTAAGTTGGAAAGAACTCTGCGAGATCTGGCCGAAATGGATCCGACGAGCTCGCGCGAAACAAACCGCCGCGGTGAACAAGCAACTTGCCGGCACACTCGGGAAAGTTGAGCCGATCTGATGAACAAAGTCATCCTGAACGCCTTCTTCCCAGGCGAGCCGGTGACCTGGAAACGCGCGCAAGGTCGCGGACGACGACGCTTTAATTCGAAGTTCATGGAGAACGCGAAGAAGCGGCTTCGCCGGCAATTCAAGATGATCCGGCCGCGCTGGAAGTGTGACGGGCTCGCACGCTTCGGTGTCCAGGCGATCTATCAAACCTCGACGCGCGGCGACGGCGACAACTTCGAGAAGCTCGTGTTCGATGCGTTCCAGGGTGTGATATGGGAGAACGACGAACAGATCGACGAGTGGCAAGGCCGGAAGGACTACGCGGCGCCGGAAAAAGGAATCTATCTCGTTGTTTACAAAATCGGAGGATGAGATGTTCGTAATCCCATTCCAATACGGGGAGAAGAAGTTCTCAATCGTGATTGTACTTCAAACCGACAGCATCGAGCGGATTCAAAAATACGATCCCGCGGCCGTCAACATCGGAAAGCTCGGATCGCCGTGGTCAAGCATGGAACTCGTCGACGTGCATATCGCCTTTGCGAACGAGGAGGACATGAACCATATTTGTGAACTCGCGACCGCCGGGAAAATGCAAGAAGGACTTCAGTACCTTGGCCGCGGTTTCAAGTTCTGTCCAGAAGCCGGCGACCACGATATGCCGTACACCAGTATCTTCGGGAAACCTCAAGCCTAGAGCGGGAAGGAGCTACTTTAGATGGCTACGCGACAGCAAAAAAGAGCGGAGAAACGTGCGAAGACCTGGGCTCGCTTCAGCGGCGCGAATGCGCTTCGCGACGACAAGGGAATCATCCCGCGCGCTGTGCGTCGGGACATGGCCGGCTTCAACCGGCGGAGGAAACAATGCCGAACTTGAGAACAGGAAACAGCTTCACGGGATACGCCGGCAAAGCGACGGAGATCCTCTTCGAGCTCGAACCGGGAGACAAGCGCGACGTGCAAGGGACGGTCGCGATGTGGTTTCTCGATTGTCCAGGACAGTCGCCGGCCTGGAGACATTACCATCTCGCAATCATTCACCTTCGGCCGATCGAAGGCGTGAAGCCGGCGGTGATCACCGAAGAAGGCGCGACGCACGAAGTCATACTCGCGGCAATGGATCCCGCCAAGAATCCTTCGCCGACGGACATCGAGACCTGGAGTCACCTTCGACCGTTGAACTTTGTCGGCCAGCTTCGCCTTCCATCGGATGATGCCGCGAAGTTTGCGCTCAGCTCACTTGCTCACGGCGTCGTCATTGGCCTATTGTGGGCCGAACCACCGCTCGCGGGACAGCGGGATCCCTGGGCCGGCCAACTCCGGAAGCTCGAGGAGCACGCCGCGGGAAAGCATTCGAATTGAGGAAACCATGACTCCAGAGCAACGCGAACAGATCCTCGAAGCGCTTCGGCACGGATGCGAGGCGGGATCCGATCCCGTGCTCGAGGACATCCTGAAAGAAGACCTCGCGTCACTCGAGCCGGTGATCGAGGAATGGATCTTCCAGGCGCGCGATTACTATTTCCAATGGGCGCAGCACACTTGTCCAGCGACGATGCGAACAGAGCTCTCTTGTGCGTGTGGGCTTCTCGCCGCGATCGCGAAACGGAGGAGAACTTGAGCACTTACGTCGAAACGTTTCTCACGCGCGACGAGCGCAATGCTCGCGCCGATGATCTGAAGAAACGCGGACATCACGTTCACAAGACGAGCGATCAGATCTTCAGCGGACAGCGCGATCACAAAGGCCGGCGCCGCGGTCAGATGGTCTTCGAAGTTCGCTGGAGCGAAAGGGACCGCGAATGAGACTTGAAGAAGTGAATGGTGTGTTCTTCATTCTTGACGGCGGTCCGGCACCGAATGGGATCTGCGATCTCTCGACGTGCTTCGAACCATCGGCCGGAACGTATCTCGTCCTCGAGTGCGACACCGATGAGGAGCTCGGGACGGCTCAGCTTTGCCTCGCTCACGCGAAAGAATACGCGACGATATGAGCTGTCAGTTCATCGAAGAGTCGAAGTTCGTGCTTCCCGGTTGGGGATGCTGTCAATGTCACACCTACAACGGACTTCAGCGAAAGGTCTGTAAGCTGTGCGGTCATAAACCTTGCATCGAACTCCCGAAGCCGTCTCAGTTCGGACTCTGCGATGAATGCGGCGTTCCGGAAGGAATCGCTCATGTCGGACACGATCCGGTGATAACGCAATGAAACTCCCGTCGGCAAAACAACTCGAGGAATTGAAGGCGAAAGATCCTGAAGCGTTTCGACGGCTCGAGATCGACACGAAGCTCCGCGTTCGCACGAACCGGCGCGAAACTTTACCGGCGCGCTTCCTCACGCCGAAGCCGGTGAAGTGTTACAGCTGTTCGATGCCGATGGCGCATCGATGTGAGTTCACCGGATGCGGACTTCCGATGTGCGCGAAGCATACGATCCGAAAGGGCGGCGGGAAGCTGTGTCACGCTCACCGCGGCGCGAAGCTCGTCCAGCACGAGAGCATCCCTTCGCCTGAAGTTTCTTTGGAGAGCACGCCGGCGACGCGCTTTTCAAAGAGCAATCAGTTCGTGACCTCGCCGAGAAAATAAAAATTAGGAGAAACTCATGTCGATCAGATCGCAGCAACTAAGGAAGCGCGCGGACGAGCTTCACCGCGAAGCGGAAGCACTCGAGAAACGCGAAGCCGGCCTCGATCAAGAATGCGAGGCTCGACCGGAGGGCGGCGCCGGACTTGCGCGCGATCTCGGCGAGACGACGAAAGCCTTCAGGCCGACACGAAGGGACTTGCTCGAGGATCTCTTCACCTATCACTCGCCGGATCCGTTCCAGGAACAATCGCTCGTCGCGATCCGCACGGGAGCAAAACACTTCGCGGAAGTCCTCATGCAGCATACGCCGGACTGTCCCGATCAATCCGCCGCGCTTCGGAAGCTTCGCGAGTGCGTCATGACCGCGAACGCTTCGATCGTACTCCGCGGCCGAGTATGAGCGGCGGCTTACACGTTCCGTGTTTTATCGACGACAAGCCTCTCGGGGTCCAGCCGATCCACATCGCGCTCGAGCTGGATCCCGCGAAGCCGGCGCGCTCGCGATGGGAGTGTCCGCATTGCCATTGGAGATTCCATCGGCGCAAACCATGTGCCGATCACATGGGCCTTACGATGAACAAGAAAGTCACATGCCGAGTGCTGATCGCGGCCGATGATCACCGCCGGATGGATCGCGCTTTTGCCCATGACGGCTTCCAAGAAAAACGCTGACGCTTGACATCGGGAAATCTTTTCCTGTAGTCTTCACTCGGATCGGCTCGACGGTCTCTGATTAGGCGCAACTCTACGGAGAACTCGATGCGTCAATCGAGGAACTGATGACGCGCTTAGTGTCCCTCGAGCCACAAGTTCCCCTCTATAACGCGTACGGAATGCGGATCGGATCAATCAGCGTTCCTCGTGCGCTCGAACTCCACGGCAAAGATTTAGAATTGCGAGCGAGAGGAACCGGCCGTCGTCGCCGGTTCACTTCGGCGAAGCTTTACGCTCGCATCTCGCAAGTGTGGCTCCCGCGGTATTCCGGCGGATACGTCGTCCTTCAACTCATCACCGAAAGGAATACAAACTATGGCTCCTCCGTTTGCACCAGCAACGAATCCGATTCTTAATCCGGCTTTTGTCGGCGGCCAGGACGGGCCGGCAAGCGCGCAAGGTCCTCAAGGTTGCATCGGGATCCAGGTCGCGGACATCACGTTGAGCTCCGCGCAGATCCTCGCGCTCCAAACCGGCGCCGTCACGCTGATTCCCGCTCCTGGGATCGCGGGATGGTTCATCAAGCCGGAAAAGATCGTAATGCGCTTGCTCGCCGGCTCTGCGGCTTACACCGACGCCGGCGGCGCGGTCTCGTTCAACGTCGGGTCGCTGACCGTCGCGCTCGCCTCGAATGCGATCTTCCTCGTCACCACGTCGCCGAACCGCCGCTTGCAGATTGTCGACTTCTTCGCGGCCGCGGCCGGAACTGGCATCACCGGAACCGCCGGCAATCCACCGACGGAAGACAACGCGGCTTTGACGATCTCGAAGGCGACGAACAACTTCGCCGCCGGCAACGGGACGATGCACCTGACGATCTATTACACCATCGAACCGTCGGTCTAAAATCTTTCCTCCAACCGACTGAGGCGGATCCTCTTCCCCCACGGAACGGTCCGCCTCGTTTCTCGCTCGCTCGCTCCCTCGAAAGGATCTCATCATGCCGCCGTATATCACCGATCCGAACACGCCGCGACGCACTCTCCTCGAAGGTGTCCCAGGATATTCGGCCGGATCCTATGCCTACGGGCAAGCTCCGTCGCGCTTCTACGTCTCGAGCGTCGCTGTGGCCGCGAACGTCGTCACGCTCGGCGTCAAGATCGTCGAGGGAAACATTCCGATCGTCGGCAACCTGATCACCGTTCGTGGAACGTTTGTCGGCGGCGCCGCGGTTAACGTCACCGGCGTCGCACTCACCGGCGTATCGATCGTCGCGTCGACCGGCGTCGGCACGGTCACCTATACCGCGACGACCGCAAATCTCGCGCAGACTCCGGACGGCGGACAAGCAACCGTCCCGGTCGCGGAAGTCGCCGACTCGCTCGCTGTCCAGAAGTACCAACAGCTCGGCGTCCCATATGCGAATCCTGAGCTCGTCACCGGCCGCGTCGTTACTTGGAGTTGGAACACGCCGTCGGCGCCGGCCACGATCGCGATCCAGCTCGAAGGCGCGATCAATGACGTCGATTCGGAGTATGCGATCATCGGCACGTCGCAGACGACGACCTCCGGCACGATCATCGGAAACGTTCCGATCGGTGTGCGGTTCCTTCGCGCGAACGTGACCGCCACGACCGGCGGCTCATCTCCATCGCTCATCTCGAAAGTTCTGATCTAAAGAGGCGCCGATGGCTTCGACCCCATCTCGCCTTACCTCCGACAATCAAGAGCAGCTTCGCGTAACCGGAACCGGAGGATCTGGCGGGAACGTCAACATCACCGGGATCAACGGAACGGCGCCGGCGTTGAACAATCCGCTTCCGGTCGAACTCTCCGACGGGACAAACTCGTTCGGCACCGCCGGCAATCCGCTTAGTGTGAACGTGATCTCTGGCGGCGGCTCGAACGCTTCGGTTGGCCTGGTCGGCGGTAACGCTCCGACGTCTGCGACAGAGATCGGCGTCGTCGATAGCGCCGGCAAGCTTCGCGCGCCGAGCGGCTTCGTCCTCACCAATTCCACGCCGCAAGCTGTCGCGATTGTCGATGCGAATGGGAATCAGATCACAAGTTTCGGCGGCGGGACACAATACGCCGACGGCACAACACAAGCGACTCCGACCGGGACTGTCGCTCTCGGAAAGAATCCGTCGAACATCTTGCACTCGCTCGCGCTTGATGCCGGCGGGAACTTGCTCGTGAATGTTGCGGCCGGCGGAACTTCCGGCGTCCAGTATCCGCTCGGAAACTCGCCGGGAACACCGACCGGCACGCTTGCTGTAATGCTGACCGATGCCGGCGTCGTCGCGTCTCCGCGGCTCGACGCACAGAATGCGCTCCGCGTCGTCGTGAACAACAATTCGCCGATCGAGCATGTCATGGTCGATCCGGAAAGCGGCTCGCCGGCAAAGGTCGATGACGACGGCGCGCTCTTCGTCCGTTTGCAAAATCAGAACGACGAAACCATTCTCCTGAGCACGAACACATTCAACTGGGGAGGAGTTCCGGTCACTTCAGCAACGGCAACGCCGCAAGGGACGGAACTTTCTCCGGTAACTCGAAGCTTCAGTCCGAAAGTTTTCCGGAACATCTCGAACGTCCCGCCGCCGATCAGTTCGACGGTGTACTACGGTCCGAACGGGATATCGGCCGTTTCTCAGAACGCCGGATGGTTCGATACGCAGCAAACCGGCGCGACACAGCTCGAGATCTCATTCGCAGCGAACACCTGGCAAGCCACGGGAAACGATGGCGTCTATGTCGACACTTGCGACGATCCGGCTACGTTGCTGACGCGCGTCCTCGGCGCCGCTCCCGGCCAAGGGCTTCAGGCGCAGTTCGGAACCTTTTCGTGTGCGCTTCGGCAAAGATACTGGCAGATTCGCTATATCAACGGCGCCGTGACGCCGACTTCTCTCTTCCTTTCGAGTTCGGAGTGGGCCGGCGTTGCGAGCGTGTCACTCAATCCGAATAGCGGCGCGCAAGTCCTCGACGGGTCTGGGTTCAACGACACAACGAGCAACACTTACACCGCGATGGCGCCGAACTTTTCTGTCGGCGGAATCATCCGCTTCGCGCCGCTCGCGATCGTGCCTTTCCTCGGAACCAACGCGAGCACAGGGCCGCTTTCGGTTCAGCGAACGCCGAATATCTTCAAGACCGCGCAAGTTTCGCTTGCCGGCGTGACCGCCGTCTGGACACCGACCGCCGGGAAGAAGTTCCGGCTCATGCGCTATCAGATCCAGCTCACCGACAATGCCGCGCCCTGGAATGGCGGCGTCATCACGGTGACGTTTTTCGACGCGGCCTCGAGCCTGAACATCTCGTACGACTTCTATATCCCGGCTTCAGCGGCCGCCGGCAATGCGTTCGTTTCGCCCTGGTGCGACCTCGGAAACGGGATCATCTCCGCGGCCGCGAACAACGTCCTCGGCGCTAATCTTTCTATGGCGCTTCAGAACGGGAACTTCCGGATCAACGTTTGCGGGATAGAGGAATAAATGGCCTTTCAGACCGATGCCGAAGGCGCCGTAGTCACAACGCCGTCGAATCGCGTGCCGACCGAAATCATTCTCAAGGATCCGGAAGAACGCGTCGCGACCAATGACGAAGATGGAAACCTGAACGTCCGGCTCTCCGCAGCGAACGAAGAAGCGAAGCTCGTCGTCCTTCCGCAAGTCCAGTACATGACTACGCCGCCACCGGCCGTTGCCGGGGATCTCATCCAGGCGCAAGCGGATTCGACCGGCAGTTTGTTCGTGGACCCGGAAGGGCGCAAGGCAACCTATTCGTGCCTTGCAAGCTTCACGCCGGTCGCCGGCGACATCGCATTGATCGCCGGCGCGAGTGGAAAAGTCATCACCGTGACGCGCGTCGAAGTTTCTTTGAGCACGTCCGGAACCGCGGCGCTCGAGACTGTCCAGCTCATCAAGAGATCCACCGCAGACACCGGCGGAACTCCGGTCGCGATGACAGCGGTCCCGCACGACAAGCTCTTTCCGCCGGCGGCCGCGACAGTGTCGAACTACACCGCAGCTCCGACGCTAGGCGCCGCTGTCGGCTCGATCCGCGGCGTACAGTTCAATGATCAAAGCGCCGCGTTGCCAGGGGCCGCGAGTTGGCTTTGGACTTTCGGTGACCGTCCCGGAGCTCGAGCTTTCGTTCTCCGCGGGGCGCAAGACCAGCTTTGCATTAATCTTGGCGGCGTCGTCGCGACACAAACAGCTATCGTTTCGATCGAATGGACTGAGGAATGAGCTTTTCGTACCTGCAAAGCAATGCCGCAGGGGGCGCTCCGATCAGTGTCAGCTATACCAACGCGATCAACGCCGGCGATCTGTTGATCTGTGCGGTCAACTCAGCGGGAGGGGCAGCAACACCGCCGACGAGCACTGGCGAGACTTGGGTCGATTCCGGGCTCGGTAGCGTGAACTACAATGGCGGCGCTTCTTCTGTTGCGATTTTTTTTGTAGCGAACTGTTCCGCTCACGCGGCCGGCTATGTCGTCACCGTCAACGGAAATTTCTCAGCGAGCATTTATGAATTTTCGGGACAGCTCACCTCCGGGCCGAAAGACACGACGAACTCAAACCCTAATGCTTCGAGCGGCGCCGGAAGCAATAACGAGACCGCAAACTCGATCACGCCGGCGCAAGCCGGTGAATTGTTCTTCGCATTCTTCGCAACAATCAACGGGCCATTAAGCGCCGGAACCACGTCGGTCACTTGGTCGTCGCCGACCGGCGATGTCAACGGCCTAGCGGAATACTTCATCGCATCGGGCTCGAGCGCCGTCACGGCGAACTGTACGACAGGTTTCGGAAGCGGCGACGCCTATTGTGGCGCGTTTATCAGCTTCAAGCCGGCGCCGGCGTCAACCAGCGCACCGGCTCAAGGTCTTCCGCCCTTCTTCATGGGCTAATTTCACGAAAAGGAAAAACACACCATGCAACTATTCGGACAGACAGGACCCAACGGGCCGGTTGGCGATGGAGTGCAGGTTCCCATCCGGCAAGGACGCTATGCCGACGTGATCGTGTCCGAGCTTCAGGGCCGGTTCTACGAAGCGAACTACCGGAACCAGCTCTTCTCGAACGGTTGCTCGCTGACGGCGTTGACCGCGAACACGATCACGCTGACCGCGACGACCACGCCGATTCTCGGTGTCTACAATCCCGCGAACTCGCCAGTGAACCTCGTCATCCTGCAAGCCGCGCTCGATGTGACGATCAATAACCTGACGAACGGCGCCGGCCCCGGCGCGTTTGTGTGGGCGACGTCGATCGGAAACACCGCGATCTCGACCGGCAGCGCTCCGTTCAACCGCAAGTCGATGGTCGCTTCCGGATCCCAGGCGAAGGGTATGAGCTTTGTCGCGCTCACCGGCTTGACGAACAACCTGGTCGTTCTCGAGGGCGCGGACTTTCCGCCGCCTTCCGGTTTGACCTATGGCACGTTCCCGGCGACCGCGGTGATCCCTGTTTACAGCGGCGTTCAGAACTTCGACGGTAATCTGATCGTGCCTCCGGGCGGCGTTCTCGCGCTCCTGAACACCGTCAGCTCGACGCTATGGTCGGTTGCTGGCCGCTTGCTGTGGGCCGAAACGAACATCTAAGCCGTGGCTCACACTTACGTCATTCTGAAGCAAGAGTTCCTTCCGCCGGGGACGACAGGGCCGACTCCGGCGGCACCGGATCCACAAGTGCGGATCACAGGGACGGTCGACGGGACGGAAGTGTTCGTGATGACATGGTTCTCGGTGATCAACCAGGCGAGCGCGATCGCGTACATGAATGCCGTGACACCGCTCCTACTTGCGGCATACAATTCGCAGCAACCGCCGGCGACACAAACGCCGCCGCTCACATCTTGGACCGTCTAAGGATCAGGACATGACGCTCGACCCAGTGAATATCTCGGATCTTATTCAGGAACTCGGGAACCTCCATCTTCAGGTGATGCAGAGGGACCGACACATCGCGAAGCTCGAGAAGGAAATTTTCGACCTTACGACCGCGCTCGCGAAATCAGGAGAGTCGCATGGCTCAGGATTGTCTCAGCCTCAAGCGGATCCCGCCGCCGGCGCCGCCGGAGGGTGATTCCCTTCACATCTTTCTCGATCGCTCCGGCCGGCTTTGCACGATGGATGCGTCGACGCGGATCCGCGAGCTCGGCGAAGGAGTTGCCGGCGCGCCTGGGCCGCAAGGGCCGCGAGGCCTCGCCGGAGGGCCGATCCAGTTCTTCGAGCAAGAGGAAGAGCCGCTCGAGGCGCGTCCCGGCGACCAATGGTTCACCGCGGACGATGTAAAGATATTTACACCTTCGCAAAAGTGGCGATCGCTTGTCGGGCCTCGAGGAATGCAAGGCGAAGGCCTTCGAGGGCCGCAAGGCGCGATCGGAGTTCCAGGGCCGAAGGGCGAACGAGGTCCGGAAGGGCCGACCGGACAAACCGGACAGCGAGGACCCGAAGGGCCACAAGGACCGAAGGGTGAACGAGGACCGGAAGGGCCGCCAGGGCCGCCGGGAGAAAAAGGGCCGATGGGACCGCGGGGCGCTCCTGGACCGCAAGGACCGCCGGCATGAGAGGACACTGTGACCTGGGATCAGATAATCCACACCGGCGTCGAGGTCGCCGCCGTCATCGTATCGATATGGATTTACCGCAGAGGCGACCGTAAAGAACGCGCGGAAATCCGCGAGAAGGCGAAGAGGGACGAGGACGACAAGCACGCGCAGAACAAAGCGGCAATCCAGGACCTCAAGGACGGACAGAAAACGATTAACGGAAAAATTGAGAGTTACGGCTTGCACGTTCACACCGAACGCGTCGGCCAGCTCACCGTCGACGGGATCTTCCCGCGGCGCGATTGACAACCGCTCGAACGGTTCACGATCAGGAATCAGGAGAAGCGAATGCCATTCAAGAAAGGGACTCGTCCCGCTGGACGCCAGAAGGGCACGCCGAACAAAGCGACGGAAGGGATCCGTCTTTTGCTGAACACGGTCCTTCACGACACAGAGCTTCGGAAGCGGTGGAAAGACTGGCTCGATCATAAGGACGAGCACATCGCATGGGAAGCGTTCAAGCTGTCCCAGGCGTATATGTTCGGGAAGCCGGTCCAGCCGATCGTCGGCGATGAGGATCTTCCGCCGGTGCAGATCAATATCTCGGCGATTCCGTTGAAGCGCGAGCGTGCGTGAACACTCCGGGAAACGTTTCGATCGGGGACTATTACACTCCGCAGCCAGTACAGGTTTCTTTTCACGAATGCGAAGCGCGCTATCCGCTCATGGAAGGCGGCCGCGGCGGCGGGAAGTCGACCGCGCTTCTGTGGGAAGCGATTCGCGAGTGCATCATGGTTCCCGGCGTGAACGCGCTCATCTTGCGGCGCACACTGACCGCGCTTGAGAAAGGCGGCGCCGAGGATCTGTTCACGAAGTCGGTCCCGAAGAAGCTCTATCGCAGTTACAACGCCTCGAAGCACATCGTCTCGTTTCACAACGGATCGAAGCTCTTCTTCGGGCACATCAAGACCGACGCGGACCTGATCCAGTACCAGGGCGCCGAGTTCGTCTTCATCGGATGGGAAGAGCTCGCGCAGTTCACTTTCCGCCAGTGGGATTACCTGAAAGGCTCGAACCGATGTCCGGTGAAGACCTTCAAGATCGACGGGATCGAGTACAAGGTCAAGCCGCGGATGGCCGGCGGAACGAATCCGAACGGCAAGGGCTCGGGATGGGTGAAAGCGCTTTGGATCACGAAGAAACCAGTCGGCGAGATGGCGCTCAATTACGATCCGGCGGAGCACCAAGCGATCCACTCGACCTACGCCGACAATTTTGTTTACGCACACGACGCGAACTATATTCAGATCCTTCACTCGATAGCGGATCCGGTCCTTCGCGCGGCATGGCTTCCCGGCGACTGGGACATTCTCGCCGGACAGTATTTCCAGAACTGGGATCCCGAGCGGCATGTCAAGAACTTCTCCGAAGTCACCTTCGAGGAGTGGCAAGACCGCTGGATCTCGATTGATTGGGGATACGAACACGCGACCGTCGTCCTTTGGTGGACGCGCGTCAAAGTCCGCGACTCGCTGAACCCGAAAGCCGATCGCACGATCATCTTGTGTTATCGCCAGCTCGTGCTCCATCACAAGAACGAGGAGTTCATCGCCGAGCGCATCGCCGAAAAGAGCTACACCGGCGACAAGCCGGAAAAGATCGTCGACGTCTTCCTCTCGCCGGACCGCTTCTCGAAGATCGATCAGGAACATTCGATCGCCGACAAGATGGGCGACGTCTTCGTCCAGCATGGGATCCCGCGGCCGCAACGCGCGAACAATCGCCGCGTCGACGGATGGCGCCTGGTCGGCACGCTCTTCGACACCGAAGGCGTATCGATCCTGGACACTTGTCCGGACGTCATCGAATCGATCCCGAAGCTCATGCGCTCGGAGAAAGACCGCGAGGATGCGGAGAAGGAAGGGAACGAGCTCTTTCTGGACGTATGCGAATCTTTCCGGTATGGTCTCATGAGTTACGCGACGGCGAAGGCGCCGCCGCGGGAAGTGCAAGTTCAGAAAAGAGTCCAGGCGATCGAAGATCCGACGCAGAAGTACATGGAGTACCTCCGGATCAGCGCAAGGCCGGCGATCGCGGACGCGTCGTTCACGATCAGCCGACGGCGGCGGTAGTGTTCTGGCCTGGACTGACGGACGCGGGACCATGAAGAAAGCTCGAATCTACAAAGCGAACGGAGAATGGATCCTCGACGTTCCAGGCGTCGGCCTGTGGTTCGCGCCGGAGTTTGCCGGAATCGTCCTTCGCTTCAGAGGGTTTCTGCGATGGGCAAACGCCTGAAGATTCATCTCGATCCCGACACGCTCGCATCCAAGTACATCGCGCTCCTCGAGGCGGATCTGAAACTCGAGCGCGAACGACTGAAGACCGCTCGAGCCGACGTCGAGTTCTATCGCGGCAAGTGCGAGAAGCTCGAGTTCGCCGTTCTTGAGAGCTCTTCAGCGGCGCCGGCGGCTTCGTTCGTGCGAAGAAGCGAACCTCCGAAGCGGCCGTCGATCGGAAGCGTCAAGCTCGAGAACGCCATGAAGCCGATGTTCCATGAGCTTCGCCGCAAGTGGGATGCGCTCACCGAGGAGCAACAGAACAAAGTTCTCGAGACAGGACAATGGGAAGTCGCCCAGGAAACCGCAGCAAAGTAAAGGGAGGATGATATGCCCGGATACGAATCACGCGATGGCAAACTGAGCGGGAACCGTCAAACCGTTGAACGGTACGACGAAAGCCACGGAAAGAAGTCGAAACATCTTCAGCGTCCCGGCGCCGGCGGCGGAGAATCGGGCGGCGCGCACGAAGTCTCCGGGCACGACGAAATCAAGCAAGTCGTCGCCGAACATGGGCCGGCGCACAGCTCGCACGTCTACCACCGCGGCGACGGGCATCCCGACGGGAAGTACCACGTCTCGACGCATCACGAGGACGGCCACGTTCACCACGCCGACCACGAGACGCTCGAGGATGCACACACGCACGCCGCGATCGCGCACGATGACACGGAACACCTCGGCGATATGCCGAAGGACGACTTCGAGGTCGAACAGACGAAGGACGAAGACGAACGTCACCAGGGAGCCCACTCGAACATCGGCTTCATGAAGTGAAGGCGAAAGAACCGCTCTCGGACCGCGTCTTCCCGATCGGCGGATGGCCCTGATCCTGATCCACCTGATCCAGTGTCACGGGCTCGTCATGCCTTCGATTCAGTATTATGCCCACTGAACACAAAGACTCGAAGTCAGCGGTCCTGTACTTCAAACCGGCCTCGATCGGCCGCGCCGGTGGAGCGCGTTGCGGCGCGTGCTGGAAGTTTCTTCCGGCCGAGGGGAAGTGTCTCGAGGTTGAAGGCGACATCTCCGCCGGCGCCGTGTGTGGCCTCTACGTTCACGGGATGCCGCATCACGATGGCGCGCCGGCCTGGAAGATCACGAAGGTCTCGAAGCCGGAAGCCGGCTACGAAGAGCGCGGGGACACGCATTGTGTGAACTGCGAATACATGGTTCGCCCAGGGGATCACTCGAGCCCATGCCGCGAGGTCGAGGGAATCGTCGAACAGCAAGGATGCTGCAATGAGCACGAACACCGATGAAGTTTTAAAAATCGAAGTAGAGATCGGAAAGCAGACGGCGCGCGAATCGATCAAACGTCTTCAAATTGAACACGATATTCTGACCGGAAAGCGGCCGATGCCTGAGTCCAAGCCATTCCGGATCCCGATGAGGTTTGAATCATGCCGTCCTGGGAAGTAATGCAGGACTTCCGCGAAGGACATCTTCACTCCGGTCCCGGCGAAAAGATCGTCACGAAACCATCGCAAGCTCGAGCGATCAAGCTCTCCTATCTTCGTAAAGAAGGACACAGGATCCCGAAGTCTCGTCACTGGATGAGGTCAGATCATGGCAGCTAAAAACTGGATGGCCGCCGAATCACGGCGCGAGAAGCACGCCGGCACGAGGGGAAGCCTCACGCGAACCGCGAAGCGCGCCGGCTTCGGCTCGGCCACAGCTTACGCGCATCACGTCCAGGCGCATCCGGAAGGCGTATCGACGAAGACGAAGCGGCGCGCGAACATGGCTCTCCGCTATGCCGAGGCGCGAAAATAATGCCGGATGAAGAATTGCTCCTGGACGATGAAGAACAAGAAAGTGAAGACGTGGAGGAGCTCGAGGACGAGAGCGTTCCCGGAGAGCTCTGTCCAGTCGATGCGTCGCATGATCGCATCGATCTCTCGGAAGATGACGGTAGCGACTTCACGGAAAAGGAAAAGGAAGGGATCCTCTCGAATCTTCTCGAGAAGGCCGCACAGCGCGACTTGACGTCGTACCGTCTCGAGATCCGCGATTGCTGGAAGGCGCGCTATTTCTACCGCGGGAACCAGTACCTTCTTCCAGGAAAGAACGGCGCCTGGGTCCTCCCGCAGCTCATCCTCGTCGGCGGACAGTCGTACGACGACCACAATCAGGAAACGAACATCTATCTCGCGTTCGGCGACACCGTCGGCGCCGCGCTCACCGCCGGCGTCCCGTCGGTCCGCTTCGAGCCGGATGATCCGACAAACGCCGCGGATGTTTCCGCCTCGATCGCCGCCGAAGACGCGCGCAAGCTGATCGAGCGCGCGAACAACATGGTCGTTTTGCAAGAGGACCTTGCGCGCTTCCTGTGGACTGACGGCCGTTGCATGGTCTACACGCACTACGTCATCGACGCGCAGCGATTCGGCTATCAGCGCGAAACCGACGTCGACGACGAGCTCGCGTACCTTCCGGAAACTGAAGAAGCCGAGGAAGAGAAGACCGAGCAATCCCTGTCGACAAAGGGAGCTCCTCGCGGCCAGGAAGTCATTGAAATGTTCGGCGCGCTCGAGACGAAAATCCCGATGCAGGCGCGGGATTTCAACGCCGTCGATTACAACATTCTTTCGCGTGAGTTCGACATCACGCTCATGAAGACGAAGTATCCGAAGAAGGCGAAAGAGCTCGAGCCGATGAAGACGCCGACGGCGAACATGGAGTACGCACGCCTCGCTCGGACGTCGATCATGACCGGGATGCGTCCGTCGAACATGACGAACGACGCGATGACGTACAACGCGACCGAGACGCTCGGCTGGATCCGGCCTTCGTTCTTCAAAGAGGTCAAGGACGACGACGACGACCGAAAATATAACTGGCTGATCGAGAACTTCCCGAAAGGCGCGATGATCGCGATGGTCGGGAAGACGGTTTGCGAAGCTCGGAACGAGAGTATCACCGATCACTGGACACTGATCCACGCGCGGCCAGGGGACGGTACGCATCGGCCGGCGCTCGGCTCGCCGATCATCCCGCTTCAGGAAAAGCTGAACGATTGCATGGACCTGATTCACGAATCGTTCATGCACCTGATCCCGATCAAGTGGGTCGACAGTGAGGCGATCGACACCGAAGCGCTCTCTCAGCTCGAGTCGAAGCCGAACCAGTACCTCAAGATGAAGCGCCGGCCGGACAAGGACATCGCCGGGAATATCTACGTCGAGCCACAGATCCAGCTCGCCGAAGGGATGCTTGTCTACGTCGAGAAGCTTTTCGGCGAGTTCGCGCAATTCCTGTGCGGAGCTTTCCCCGCGCTCTTCGGCGGAAACACTGGATCGAATGACACCGCGAGCGGTATCGCTTCGCAGCGCGACCAGGCGCTCGGCCGTATCGGGCTCACTTGGCGAAACATCAAGGCCGGCTACGCCTCGATCGTCCGACAGGCTGTGATGTGTGCGGCCGAACACCGCGTCGAGGCGATGAGCGGCGAGGTCACCGCCGCCGGCGGCGTGAAACAACAGATCGCCGTCGATCCGCAAGACCTGAAGGGGAACATCCGTTGCTATCCGGACACGGACGAGAACTTCCCCGAATCTTGGGTCGCACAGCGCGCCGTCTGGACACAGCTCTTGCAAGCCGCCGAGAAGTCTCCGGTCTTGAACGCAATTCTCGCGATTCCGCGGAACCTTGCGGTCGCAAAGGACAAAATCGGCGTTCCCGAGCTCGTGATCCCCGCCGCGGCCGCGGCCATGAAGCAAGCCGCCGAGATCATGGAGATGCTCGGGCAGGATCCGCTCCCGAATCCGGCGAAACTTGCCGCAAAGGAACAAGCCGCGAAGATGATCAAGGAAAATGCGGATTCGGCCGCGCTTGCGACATTAGCACAAGCCGCCGGCGCGCTTCCCGAAGAGATCAGCTCGGTCCCGGTCGATGAAGAGCTCGACGATCACGCGGCGGAGATGGCGGAGATCCGCACCTGGGCGAACACTCCGGAAGGGATCCGCACGAGAGTCGATGATCCGGACGCGTTCAAGAATGTCCGCTTGCACTATGACGAGCACAAAGCCGCGCTCGCAAAGCAACAGGCCGGACAGGGCGGCCCTCAAGCGAAGCCGGTCAATGAAGGTCTTTCGCTGAACTTCAAGGATCTCCCGCCGGAAGGTCAGGTCCAGGCGGCCGCGAAGTTCGGCATCATACTCGACGCTGCAAAGCTTCAAGCCGACGAGGCTCAGGACAAACTCGCGGCCGCTTCAAAACAACATCAGGAATCAGGAGGAGTCTAAACAATGGACGGCGAAGATCTCGGATTGCTAGATGGCGGTGGAACCGAAGAAGTCGAGCTCGGCGGTGACGAGGAAGTTTTTGATGAAGAGATCTCCGGCGGCGGAGATGAAGAAACGCCGGCGGAGGAAGGCGAAGGGCGCACTGACGAGGAAGGCCGACACGAGGAAGACGGCGAAGGGGAGCGAGGTTCCCGGCGCGTCGACCGCGCGGATCTTCCTCTTCAGCTTCGGAAAGCTCTCCGGGCGAATCCGGAGATCGCAAAGCAATTCCCTAAGCTCGAGAAGCAACTGAGCGGCGCGCTCTTCAAGGCGAATAGCGTCGACCAGCTCGGCGGCGTGCAGAAGTTCCGCGACTATGCCGAGACACTCGACGCTCATGGAGGCCCGGAAGGCGTCGCGAACATGGCCGCGGAGCTCGAGCAATGGAACGAGCTCGATCGCGGCTTCGAAAACGGCGACCCAAAAGTCGTCGATGGCTGGATCAAG